CACGCTGGCCGCGCTCATGCCTGTGGCGCTACAACACGGCATCTCTGTGAAGCTGGGCCATGTGTCTGGGTGCTCAATCATTACGATGGCGCGCAACTCATTGGTGGATCAATTCCTTAAATCAGATTGCACAGAACTCCTTTTCATTGATGCGGATGTGCTTCCAACTGTGGATGACATCCTGCGTCTTTTGGCTCAAAGCACTGGCCGCGCACTGACGGCCGGCATGTATCCACGCAGAGCAAAGGACAGGAAATTTTTCTTGGACTTCTACCTTGATGAGCAAGACGAGCTGGTCTTTGACGGCTCAATGATGCGCGTCAATCGTGTGGGCACTGGCTTCATGTGGATCAATCGACATGTGGTCGAGGAAATCGCAAATCAATCACAAACATATCTTGGACCTGACGGTGCCGGGCAAATCCGCAATGTGTTTGAGTTCAGCTTGATGGACGGTAAGTTCGTTGGTGAGGACTACAACTTCTGCGACAAAGTTGGTATGCTCGGATACGAGGCATGGATCGACGTTGAAATTTGTTTGCCACATGTGGGCACCGAAGAATTCACGAACGACTTCAAGAACGAAGTTGTTGTTCCACTGATCGACAGTCTGCGTAAGGCTAAACTGAAGGTTGCAAATGGCTAAATCACCAGCATGGCAGAGAAAAGAAGGCAAGAATCCCAAGGGCGGTCTGAACGCGAAGGGGCGCGCCTCTTACAACAAGGCCAATCCCGGAAAGCCCGGTTTGAAGCCGCCTCAACCAGAGGGCGGAAGCCGTCGCGACTCTTTCTGCGCCAGAATGACTGGGATGAAGAAGAAGTTGACTTCCGCGAAGACCGCGAAAGACCCAAACTCCCGGATTAACAAAAGCCTGCGGGCATGGAATTGTTGATATGGCTGACATCGAATTAACAGAACGCGAACGCATGATCGCCAAGGAAGCTGCGAAGCTTGCCCTTGAGGAATTGTCGTCCGAGTTCTACAAGAAAGTTGGTAAGACCGTGGTTGAGAAAGTGCTGATTTGGATCGGCCTTCTAGCTGCGGGCTATTTTGCTGGTAAGGGATTGCCGTTCAAGGTCTGATATGCCTAGCACCAGCAAGAAACAACACAATTTCATGGCGGCGGTGGCCAACAATCCAGCCTTCGCTAAGAAAGTAGGCGTCCCACAGGGTGTGGGACAAGAGTTCACCAAAGCCGATAAAGGCAAAACTTTTAAAGAAGGAGGCCGTATGGCTACTATGAAAAACGTGAAGCCCAGCGCAATGGGTAAAGTGAAGACCGCTGCTCCTAGCCGCGATGGTGTGGTTATCAAGGGTCACACCAAAGGTAAAGAAGTCAAGATGGCTGGCAACACCGGTATGAAAAAAGGTGGTATGGCCAAGATGATGAAAAAGGGCGGCAAAGCCTGCTAAGGAGCCATCATGGCAAAAGACAAAGTCTATACCGCTGAAATGGGCCAACCCCCCATGGACCCAGAAGTGGCACCACGCAACCCAAAGCCTTCTAAAAAAGGCATGCCCGAGCAGTTGGGTGAAGGCATCGTGGTGAATAAAGCCAAGGGCGGCATGACCGCTTCTAAGCGCGCCGATGGTATTGCTCAGCGTGGCAAAACCCGTGGCACCATCGTCATGTGCGGTGGCGGCTACATGAAGGGTAAGTGATGCGTGCGTCCCGTGGCATGGGTGATATTCGCCCGTCCAAGATGCCCACTGGCGTGAAAAAAGCACGCCGGGACGACACCGACTTTACTGAGTACGCCGAAGGTGGAAAGGTAAACGCGGCCGGCAACTACACGAAGCCAAGTCTGCGCAAGAAGATCGTTGCCCAAGTGAAAGCCGCTGCTACGCACGGCACCAAAGCTGGTCAATGGTCTGCTCGTAAGGCACAATTGGTGGCCAAGAAATACAAAGCTGCTGGCGGTGGCTACAGAGACTGACATGAAAGCGCCGCAACAATCGCTTAAAAATTGGGGCGACCAGAAATGGAGGACCAAAAGTGGAAAACCGTCTAGCAAAACAGGTGAACGATACCTTCCAGAAGCTGCGATCAAAAGTCTCAGCTCTGCTGAGTACGCTGCGACAACGCGTGCAAAACGCGCTGGCAAAAAAGCCGGAAAGCAATTCGTAGCCCAACCTAAAAGTGTCGCAAAGAAAACAGCGAGGTTCAGATAATGGCTGAGAAATGGATTCAAAAAGCGATCAAGAAGCCCGGCGCATTGCGTTCTGCTCTTGGTGCAAAAGCAGGTAAACCAATCCCTGCAAAGAAGCTTGCTGCCGCTGCTAAAGCGCCCGGCAAAATGGGTCAACGCGCTCGGCTGGCGAAGACATTGAAGGGGATGAAATAATGGCTGGAACAGAAACAGGTATCAAGTATCTTCAGCGTAAATTAGCTGCGCTGAGAAAACCAGACTCCGACGAAGGAAAAATCACTCCTACAGACGCCAGTCAAACCACAGGTGCGCAATCTCGTGCAAATTTTAGCCATGCGTTTGATAGCGAAGAAGCTAAAAAAGCCTCATTGGACAAGCGCATGGATATGTGGAGAGACGAAAAAGGACTGAAAAAAGGCGGCGCTGTTAAAGCTTCTTCAGCTTCTCGCCGTGCAGATGGCATCGCACAGCGCGGCAAAACACGTGGAAGATTGGTCTAATCATGAGTACCACCGGCACCTCTTCGTTCAACCTTGACGTCAACGACCTCATTGAGGAGGCGTTCGAGCGTTGTGGTGCTGAGCTTCGTACCGGTTATGACTTCCGCACGGCGCGCAGGAGCCTCAACCTGCTCACGATCGAGTGGGCTAACCGTGGCATCAACTTGTGGACGATTGAAGAGGGGCAGATTCCTCTCTATCCAAACCAAGTAATCTACGCGCTACCCAATGACACGATCGACCTGTTGGACCAAGTTACCCGTACGCAGGCAGGGGCTGGTACAACACAGGAAGACATCAACATCAACCGGATCAGCGAGTCCACCTACGCTACGATCCCTAACAAGTACGCTCAAGGCCGACCAATTCAGGTGTGGATCAACCGCCAAGGCGCTACGACAAACACAAGCAGCACTACGACAGTCGCTACGACTGCGGAAGCTGTTGACACAACAATTTATCTGGCGGACGTCACTCAGTTGCCGGCCGCTGGGTTCGTGACTATTGGCACCGAGCTAATCAGCTACAGCAACCTGACTCAGACTGGCGCAACTGCTGGGTACATCAGCTACTGCGGCCGAGCTCAACAAAACACCGTTGCCGTGCAACACACCGCTGGGGCACAGGTGTATGTCAGCCGACCCCCATCAATCAACATCTGGCCAATCCCCAACCAAGGGTCCTTGGGCAATCCCTATTACATGTTTGTGTACTGGCGCATGCGTCGTATCCAAGACACTGGCACCGGTGCCCGCACGCAAGACATCCCCTTCCGGATGATCGAATGTATGGTGGCTGGCTTGGCCCACAGACTGTCCATGAAGCTACCCAACATGGACCCAAACCGTATTGCTGCACTCAAGATGGAGTACGAGCAACAGTGGCAGTTGGCCGCCGATGAAGATCGGGATAAGTCCAGCGACCGCTATGTCCCACGTGTTTTGAATTACAGCTAATCATGGCCGGTCCTAAGTTTGCTTCAGGTAAATATGCGATTGCTGAGTGCGACCGATGCGCTCAGCGGTACCTGCTCAAGCAACTGAAAAAGCTGACAATCAAAACCAAGCAGGTGAACATCAAGGTCTGTCCCGAGTGTTGGGAAGAAGACCAGCCTCAGTTGCAGTTGGGTATGTACCCTGTGTACGACCCACAAGCGGTGCGTGAGCCTCGCCCAGATGTGAGCTATCAGTTGTCAGGCGTCAATGGTTTGCAAATCGCTCTTGGTGGTGGAACAGGACCAAATGCCGATGGAACACCAGAAGCTGGTAGCAGGATTTTTCAATGGGGTTGGAACCCAGTTGGCGGTTCTCGTCTAAATGACGCTGGAATCACACCAAACAACTTGGTTTTAACTGTAAATTTAGGTACAGTAACGGTAGCCACAACGTAAGGAGTTGGACATGGACAAAAAAGATTTAGCACAAGACAAAAAGATGGTGAAAAAAGCCATCGGTATGCACGATAAACAGATGCACGGCGGCAAGAAAACCAAGCTGACTGGCTTGAAAAAAGGCGGACCTACCGGCATGGACATGCGTCGTGTTGGCCGCAACATGGCACGTGCCATGAACCAACGCGGAGGCTAATATGGCAACTAACGTTAAACCAACCAAGGCTGGTAAGTACCCCCTTGGCCATGCAAAAGACAACAAACCTGCTGATGTGTACGCCGGTCGGTACAAAGAAGCCGCACCTGAGTTAGCTGCTCGCGTTAACCGTAGCAAGCTTGACACCGTGGATATGTCTGTTGGTGTTATTTCTAAGTCTGCCGGTAACGAAGGCATCAAGACCGACGGTGTCAAAATCCGTGGTACTGGCGCAGCTACCAAGGGCGTGATGGCCCGAGGACCAATGGCATGACATACGACGAGCTTGTAGCGGCGATTCAGTCGTATACGGAAAACACATTTCCGGATACATATCTTGCCGATGGGAGTGCTGTGTCTTCAACGACACAGATCGACACTTTCATCCAGCAGGCTGAGCAACGCATCTACAACTCGGTGCAGTTCCCATCTATTCGCAAGAACGTGATGGGCGTCACCACGGTGAACAACAAGTATTTGTCGTGCCCCAGTGATTTTCTATCTGTGTATTCGATAGCTGTTGTCGATGCAGACGGCAATTATGAATACTTACTCAACAAAGACGTCAACTTCATTCGCCAGTCGTACCCAAACCCAAACGACACCGCGATCCCAAAATACTACGCGCTGTTTGGCCCAACAACATCCGGAACAACCATCACAGATGAGTTGACGTTTATTCTTGGCCCAACTCCAGATGCCGTG